CCTAAACCAGAGGCTAAACCTTCTGCTTGTGTTGTTAATGCTCCAGGTCCAGCAACAAACTGAGGACCCATAATAGTAGAAAGATCTGTAGTCTTAAATTGACCAATAGCTTTTGTAAGATCGTCTAAATATGTTTTCGCACCTGCTTCGATAAATTCTGCCGGGGCTGTTCTTACTACTTCTGCCATTATACTTTTCCTCCTGCTTCTAACATTTTCATTTGATCATACATCCTTTGTGCACCTAGGTTAACGTCTCCATCACCCATGCCTCTTACAGCATCAGCTGTAAATACAAACTCGTTGTTTGATAACATCGCTGGAATATCATCTTCTTTTTCTTTTATACCAACGGGTTGTATAAATCCACCTGTATTTCTAAGATCTAGTTCTTTTACACCAGCTTGATTTTGTCTTATAGGTAGTCCCTCGATGCCCGCCGCTTGCATAGCATTCATGCTTGCAGAATCGCCTTTAGCTTTATTATTTCTTGGAGCTACAATAGGCAGAGAGTCACCCCCTGCCATGCCCGGCATCAATTCAGATTTTCGCATTGGCACTAATTTTGGTTTACCATCTAGTCCCGTTTCTATAATTATAACAATATCGTCTTCATCAAATTTATCTAATATTGAAGGTGCTCCTTGCGCATCTTCCATTGGAATGTCTATTGTTTCATCTGTTAAACTCATTAAATTTTCTATGCCTTTTGGTGATCCTTCATCAAAACCCATTCTACCACCTAGAGCTGCTACGCCTCTTGTTTCTTTAATTTTTTTGCCACTCATCTCCGGAACTACTTCTTGTAAAAATTCATTAAAGTCCATTGTTGGAGGTATAAGACCTTTTTTCTTCATCTCTAAATATGAATCATAAGTATCCGACATTGCTTCGTTGTAACCATAGCTTGCCGTTTTTATTGGAATGTCTTCTTCGATTCCAAAGTCTCCTGGTTTTGGTCCAAAAGGATTTACAGGTTGTGTTGTGTCTGGTGGTAATACTGGACCATCAGCAAAACCTACTCTACCACCTACAGCATACTCAGATGTGTTTGTTGTAACAAAAGTTTGTATCTCTTCTTCTGATGCGTTTGGATTTAAGTTTCTGTAATATTTTTCTAGATATCCTGATGGATCTCTAGCTAATTCTGCTTCAGCTTGTTCTGGTGGCATGCCAAGTGTTTTTGTTAAAAAAGTAGATACTAATCCTAGTGTTGCTATTTTACCTACGTTGCCGGTTCCTTTTACTGTATCAAAAGTTTTTTTTAAAAAACTTGTTGCACGGCTTGGACCTTTCATAATATCCATATCAGCAGTGCCAAATTCAGTAGGTTTAAAAAATCCAGCAATGTTTGCGCCTGAAGCTGCTAAATTTTTAAATACATTTGTTGGGTTAAATATACCACCAAATCCAGTTGTGGCTCTTGCAGCTGATCCAGCTCCTAATGCTCCAAGTCCTGCTGTACCTGCGTATAATAATGCAGCTTTACCAAGATCAGACTTTGCTATCTTCTTTACTGTCTTACCAACTTTTTTAACAGCTTTTTTAATACCACCTAATAAAGCTGGTTCTCTAGGCACAACATCCATGATGCCACCACCCATTCGTAATTGTCTCTCCATCTGTCCTCTTGATATTGTCATAATTTAGCTAAATTGTTATAGGCAGGTTTTAAATCCTGTAACGTCCTTTTTACTTGACTTTTGGAAATAAATCAAGGCTTGGCATAATCACCTTAATATCTCTTCGAATGTCCTTTTCTGGCACCCCTCTAGCTTTCCACTCCTTTTCATCCTTATATATCTCACCAGTTTTTAAGTTAGATATAGTTTCTATAATTTTTTCCGGTTTTAATACTTGCATTATGTTGTTACCTCTCTTGGCTGTATTTGTAGTATGGAAGCTATGACGTGCAGCTCGTTCGCGTCACTAGCTTGTACTTTTAGTATCTCACTTTCCTCCACGACAAGAGGGTGTGTTAAAAGTTCGGTTGTTGTATTGGAAGCTATAGATTTAGTTTTAAATAAACTAAACACATTACCAGAAGCATCTGTCAATGTAACGGTTATATTACAAGCAGATCCAGCATCATTTGATATTAATAAAGACTTAACCAAAGCAACATTAGCAGACGGAGTTGTATACAATGTTGTGTTGTCTGTTGATGTTAAATCTAACTTTGCATTTACGAAACTATTTGACATTAATTTAAAAAGAAGTTTTGAGCGTCAACTTCATCCTTTAGTTCTTGTTGATACGTTGTGTTTAATTTTTGTATTATACTATCAAGATCCCTTACCTGTGCATCAGCAACATCTTGACTATATTCTCTAGCAGGTCTTGTTAATATCTGTACTATCTTTGCCATTATCTTCTACCGTCTGGTTGTATATCTAATCTAAATCCACCTAATTTCCAATTCTGTGAAGCAGCTGTATTTGCTATTTTTAAAGATACAGCTCTAGCTCTAGCTCTAGTATCAACCTTAGTTGTTGAAGAACTAATGGTAAAAGGTCCGAGAGCAGAACTCGCTTGTGAGTCATTAGAATAATTTCTTAGTTGTAATGTAATCTGTGTGTTACCAGTTTGAGATACAAAGTCTGGTATAAATCTTCTTATCTTTGCAAAAAACTCACCATCACCACCTTGACTTATATCAAAGTCTCCAGACTCTATGTTAGAAGTTATTGCTGTTGTCGCTGTAGTTGTCACCTGATCTGTTCCCGTTTCATGCTCGTAATAAATTGTGCATCCATCTGTATTGCCAACAACATCATAGGAGTTGTTAGAGTCAGCATCATAATCTGTGGCATGTGGTTTACCGAAAACTGCAGAGTCTTGCCAAGTGGTTCTATCCAACGTGCTTGTAGTCCATACAGGTCTTCCTCCAGCAGATTCAACATAATTAAATGTCACACATTTATCAATTACCGTTGCACCAGAAGAACAATAAAACCAATTTATCTCACCAAACAAATTGTTTAGTCCAGCGTTGATAAGTTGATTGGCTGTAGTATTTAAATTATTATAAACAAAATCTTCTACTAGACATGGTAACGATTGTAAGGCACCAGCATATTTAAAGAAACCATTTTCTGAAAACCAATACGCAGCACCATCTACTTCTACCGCAGCATTTTGACCAATCAAACCACAGTTAGTTCCTACTTGCGCAAAACCAAAAGTAAAAGGTGGACCAATAAATCTTTGTGTAAATAAAGCAGTATCAGTCCAAACATAAATTGCATCACGACCTCTAACAGCTCCCATAATTCTAGACCCATCGGCTAATCTCTGTGTGCCAGCAGTATTAGTAGCTGTGGGTGTATAAGTGTTGATGTCCTCTTGATTAGAAAATCTTATAAACATTTCATCTTGTGTACTTGGTGTTCCTATTGTGGTTTCTGTTCCAAAGAATACTAAGTGTCTATCTGGTGTAGATACAATCATATCTCTTGACGCTGTTGGCGCACCTGAAATAATTGTTGCTCTTGTTATCGTTGCGTTAGCAGCGTTTGAGTCCCACTCAAAAACTTGTGCGTTGTGTATTAATGCAATAATTTTACCACCAAAATTATCTATAGACCAAAGGCCTGGATCGACCACTAAGTCACCTGACGCAGCCTCGCCCCACGCTACATAATCAGAAGTGTTAGTTATTGTTGCTCCATCCGAGTGACTAGCTGCTGTGGTATTTCTAACTCCTCTAGTTACGCCTGTTAACGTGCTACCAGATATGCCCGTGTAAGATATTTCTTCTGAGCCTATCTGTATGTAATTTGTACCTGTTGTCGGAAAGTTAATCACACTTGTTAAAACAATAGTTGTCGTGGAGGCATCGATTGCCCCGTTTAAAGTTGTTGTAAGTGCGTTAGCAACCGTACCACCAAAAGATGCTAGACCCCAACCAAAACCTGGTAATTGCTCTGCTGGTCCAACTGAGTAATAAGATTGAACTCTAATACCACCAGATGCTGTAGCACCTGATCCTGTTTCTGCAGATGGCATTGTAATTGTTATTGTTAAGTTTGTTGGTGTGCTTGTTACCATAAATTTTTTATCGTCAAAATCAGAAGCTCCAAAATTAGATCCTGTAATAGTGCTAAAGTTGTCTAGTAGCACTATGTCTCCAGGTGCAAGACTGTGACCTGATGTAAAAGTTATTGTGACTACAGCTGATCCATTAGTTGTAGTAAAAGCGTTACTAAGTGTATTTGTAGCTCTAATAGGATGTATGTCATAAAAAATACCCCCTGAGTAAGCATACAAAATTCTGTTTGTTCCTATAATCGAATATTTTTGACCACTTCTATTTACAATATGATGCAT